AGCTATCTGCTTGTCAGTCTGGTCAAGATAGACTGTGTCAACTTTTCCACCGTTGCTCCTACTGACAGGAGCCGCTGGCATAGCCTGACGACGTGGCTCCCTTGGTGTTTGAGTCCTTCGTGTCGTCTCTCGTTCTGAACTATCGTTATCCATATCACTGTAGCCCATAGCTTCATCAAGGAAATCAAGGTACTCTTCGCTTCCTATTGCGTAACCTTTGGCTACAGCCATACGATCAGCAGCAAGAGCTAGCTGTTCAGCCTTTGGGTTATTTAGAAGATCGTTTTTATGCGACCTAACCCACCCCTGAACTCCAGGATGAAGCTTGGACAAATACTCTTCAAATGCGTCTGTTTGCGGGACTGGCGCTTTAGGAGCCTTCTCCTGCTGCTCAAGTCCTTGGTAAGCTTCACGCATGCGTTCCATTTTGCTTTCGTATTGAACCATGGAACGTTGCGCTTTTGCCGCAGAAACATAATCTCCGTTATGCATAGCTTCGGCATAGGCGCTCTCAAGCTTTTCACCTTCAGCCATTGCTGCGGTGTATGCGTGCTCAAGAACTGCCTTGTAATTAACTATTTCGCTACTTGCTAGTCTTGAATTTTCCTCAGCAAGCCTGCGCTTGTGCGCTTCTGCTTCCTGATATCGACGCTCAGACTCTTCTTTAGCCTTATTAGCTGACTCTAGGTTCCTACGGAGAACGCCTATGGCGTCTTCTTCTCCAGAGTCGTTGTCTTTTTCCGTAGAAACAACTTCAAGTTCTTCTTCAATTTCTGGAGCATCAAGAACTTCGATGTTAGGCTCTTCCTCGTGGCTAGGTAGCTCTTTCTGCTGCCTATTATGTCGCATCCTGTTCTTTCTAGACATTTGCCACCTCACCAGATCATTTCAATATCGGTGATGTTGCCTACGATTTTATCGTCCATAATATATCTGCAAGAAATACCATTGATTCCAATCTCATAGCTGTCGCTATTGCGGAAAAACACCCAATCTCCAATTTCTGGGCGGTGTCCTTCCCAAGGATAATTGGGATACTGAGGATCATACTTGAAAGCGCTTGGCCCTAACTTCAGAATAAGTCCGCACTTTCCCTGGAAACGACCTTCTTCACGAGTCTTGTCGATTAATATAATGCTTCCAACTTGAGACGGGGAAGGAGCCGTCGCCAGAAGAACCCGGCTACCGTAAACATTTGGTAATTTATCAAGCGAATTCCCAAGACGGTCCATAATGATTTTAGCTGGATCGTCACAACCAATTTTATAACTTAGCTGTTCAACTCTCATGGTTTTGCCTTCCACTATTTGTTCAGATTATCGCTTACTGTAGCCATCATTTCCACGACTTCAGTAAGGCACTTAACGTAACCAGTCCAATGCGAGTACCTTGACATATCATTTATGTCTGCGCCACTTCCAAGTTGCTCAAGAACCTGCTGACGACGATCAGCAATCATCTTCAACAGATCCCTTTCAAACTTAGAAGTGACGTAATCTTCATATCGCATCAGATTTTAGTATGACTCTTTATACCATATTTGTGAGTCTTCTCAAGTCTTCCAAGTCCAGACTCAGACCCTGCATGGTATGTCTTTCCGCCGTTTGCTCTGTGAACCTTACCACCCTTTTTCATCGTTCCGCTTGGAACGATGGATGGGGGCGGAGCCACAGTACGGGAAGGCATTCCTACTACTGGCCCCGCTCCCGCCCCTCTTACGGGGACTGGAACCGGGACTGGAACTGCCCTAGTCTGTCCACGCTGAGGAACTATAACATTAACTTGGGTATGACCCTTGCCCTTGCCTTTATGAGCTCTGCCACCGTCAGCGTGACCAGTGAGAGCATGCGGCTTAACCATCTTTTTGACTAACGATCTATCTTCTTTTTCATCAGAGTGGGCCATTCCGCCCATGGCTCTAAGCTTTTCGTGGACAGACTTTGCAGCCATATCTTTGATATGTTTCATATTGCACCTGCACCTGGAGGTTGCTGACCTGCAATTATAGACTGAGACAGAGGATGAACCGCGAGGCGTTCAGCGATCTTCAACTTTTCAATCTGCTCTTTGCTCTGGCGGTTAGCTTGTCCCTCCTGAGCGCGTGATTGAATGTCAAGTAGCTTAATCTGGTTGGATTGGTTCTGTGCGGCAGCTTTCATCTGTGCCGCCTGTGCGTCAGATTGTGCTTTTAATTGCGCGTTCTGGGCGTCAGTCTGCGCTTTCATCTGAGCTATCTGGTGGGCTGACTGAGCAGCTACGATAACAGGATCTATTTGGTTAGCTTGCGGAGCCATAGGCGGGGCAAAGAACCTATCAGCGTCAGCCATACCAATAGATTGAAAGTAATACTGATAAACCGCTTTCATGTCAAACATCTGCGGGTTCATCGAAACTTTCTGGGCGAATGCCTCGGCGCGAGCCATTCTGTGCATATGGCTTGGAGTGTTTGGGTCAGCAACAGGGATAAGATCGTAATTCTCTAGAGCGGCGCGCAAAGAGTCTTCATTCCATGGATGCTGTCCGTTAGCACCCTTCCTCCTGTGGCGCCACAGGGCTTCAGGGTCCTCTTGCAGAAGTTCTTTTAGTATCTGCAACTCCTCACTCTGTGCTGCATGAAGGCGCTTGTGTACGGCGCTTTCAATCTTCTGAGCCTGTTCTATAAGTGCTATAGTAGTTCCGACAGGGGCGTCCTGTCTTCCCTCTCCAACTTGGACTTCTGCTGTACCGCCAAGCCTTTGACCAGTAGAGCTGACATTATCGATAAGCTGCAAAAACGATGGGTCTACACTCTTATATGGTAGTGGCATTATTTTGTCGGAAAGTTTTCCGTCAGCCCCAACGTTCACTGCGGCGCCAGAACCCGGCGCCACTCTAAACGAGTTCTGATCCTGACCAGTACCCATTTTTGCGTATAGGAAACCTGGGAAATTTCCAAACATTCCAGCGTCAAGAGCTATGCGCCACGCCGCAGTCAATGCATTAGCCGTATTTCCTAGTATGTGCAGGAGACCCATTGGATAGAAGCCCATGAATGGAACGAATGGGTACATGACGAAGGTTTTGCGCTTTATGCACTCCTCGTCTCCCTCTTTCCAGTTCCTGCGTATTTCAAGGACTTTACGTGATGTTTTATCAATAACAACTTTGTATGGTATTGGTAGGCCAGTTATTTTACCATTATGACGATGTTCAAATCCTGGTATATCATAGTCGCAGTAGCACTCGTATATTGTCCTGTCGGTGTCCTTTGGGTCCGTATTGGATTTGTCAACACCTTGAATTCTTGAGAGTTTCTTTGCAACTGGATTTGTATAGTCTTCAGGAGAAGACAATTCAACATCTCTGTAGGCGCCAGCGATCTGCATACGTATGAGTACGCTCTTAGACATCTTCAGGATGTGTGTGATCCTGTTTGCCGTCGCCAAATCTGTTGCGTTATTCGATACGACTAGGTTCTCTGCATCAACAGACTCAATTGTCGGCCTGCGCTTCAAAGGATCATGGTATCCCTTCTTGAAGCCAGCCCCAGACCAACCAACCTGGAATAACATCCTATCCGTGTCAGGAACGTACTCTGAGCATGTCTCTGTGAGAAACAGATTAATGTCTCTCTCAAGCATCTCTGCTTCTTGGTCGTTTTCTACGGTAGGGGCTCCTGCGTTCTTTATCTTTACTGGTCCATCTGCTGGAAGCAACTCGCCTCTGGCGTTAGCCTGAAACCTAAGTGACGCCTCAAGCAGAATTGGATGTTTTACATTGCTCATACCCTCCATTGGAGCGGCTGATGAACCTAAATCACTACGAGGAGCTTCAGTCTTTAGTCCTAGAAGATCAAGGCCACGAGACCTGTGACTCATCCATTCCTGTCTTGAACGCTGATCGTCTTCTATACCACGTATTAATTCATGAGAAATTTCATCAAGTATCGATTCGTCTATAATTTCTGCCAAGTTTTCGTAATGGTCAGAATTTATATCTTCGTAATTAATCTGTGGATTGAAATCTATAAGAGTACCGCCAGACTCATCATCTGTTTCAAGCACGTTGTCTCTTGGATCGAAACGCTGATTTTGAGACAGGAATGGGAGAATTCTGGCGGTGTTTTCCATTAGTTGCTGAGCTCCGCACCCATGCCGCTGTTGGCTCCAACATTAAAACCAGAAGTTTCAGACTGACCAAGAATTCCACCAAACATGATCAATGTCTTGTTCAAATGTCCCATACGGTCAATGATCTTCTTTATTTCCATTGGGTCTGGAAATGGATATCCAGCAGCATGCTGAGCGACGCCAGCAGCCAGCCTCTGCGCTTCAAAGCCAATAGCAGCAAGCATATCCTGAGCAGTAAAATTTACTTGGTGCTGACCATCTTTGCTAGCAGCAATATCTTCGTTGTCGTTTGTCATGTTGCCTTCAAACAGGGTAAAGTGGTTGTTCTATTTTGTATTTGCGCTCTGCTTCAGACTTGCTTGCGAATTGATCTTCTCTGCGAGTCATGAAACCCATCTGCCTTAAATACCATAAACCTTGTGACAGACTATCGCACAAATCATCATGCTTTCCATGCGGAAATTCTTCAACTTCAACCATAACCATTTCAGACCAGCTTGGAATTCTGTACTCTGCATTTTCTGGGTCGTAGGCGTCACCAGGACGTGGTCTAACTTTAGTAAGTGGAACGTATATTTGACCGTCAGCAAACATTGGTTGTACTCTATTCAACCTAGCAAGCTTGTCAAGAGATTTAGGATCAATGAGTTCTACACTGAACCTATCATGGGAATATAAACGTCGCATTTCTTGCGCCACACTATGCCCAGACGCCTTCGCCTCAATAAGCAAGTTGTCTACGTTGAACCTCTTGCACACGTCTGCCACGTGCTCTACAAGTCCCCACGAATCTTTACATCGGGCTCGGTAATCGTCGTCAGTCTCACCAGCCCAGCGCTCTTGATACGGCCCATGCAGCTCTAAATGCTTCCTGAACGCGTACAGCATAATAGCGCAACGTTCTCCTTTGTTATTGGAGAAGGCGCCCCACACCGTAAGTCCAGATGGATCATTCTCTGTCTTAGATGTGAACGCTGGATCAAGTGACGCTACTATATAATCGCACTCAAGGCGCCCGTGTATTCGTGGATCATATTCGTTCCAATAATCTGAACTTATTATCTCTCCGCCACGAACGTTTGGGCGCTGCTGGTACTGAGAGTCCCAAGCAAAGTTTCCCTTGATCTTGCGAGTCTCTGACATGGCGTTAGGAGACAATCTAGCAGGCCAGTATGGCTCCCCATCGTAGGTTCTAGGGTCTGACCAACCTATTTCTGTCTCACAGCGTCTAAAAGACTCAAACTCAGCGGGTATGCAAAGGTGTACGTAACCAAAGTCATTATCAAGGATTTCTCCTGATATGTCTCCACGGGACACGCGCTGCATAATAACTATGATGGCGCTTTTGTCCATGTCGTTCAGACGATCAGATATAGACTCTCTAAACCATCTTACAGTTGACGCAGTTACACGTTTTGACTCTCCGTCACGAACATTGTGAGCGTCATCTACCAAGACTCTGTCTCCACGCTCACCAGTACCGACGCCTTGAACTGACGATGCAAGTTTCCAACCACGTTTATTATTGGAAAACTTCTGTACGCCTTGCTTTGACAGATGGAAAACTTTTCCCCACATGTCAGTGAATTTTTTAGACTTTAGTAAAAACATCAATTTTTCGTTATCTCGCTCAGTAAGATCAGAGCTATAACTGAAAGAAAGATAACGAAGATTTGGTCTACCAAGTGCTGACCACTCCCATGCTGGCCAGAAGACGTTAACCAATAGGCTTTTCATAGAACCAGGAGGAACGTTTATCAGAAGACGTGTTATTTCACCCCTGCTTACCGCCTCTAGGTGTAGACACATAGCCCGTAACGGCCAACCATCTACAAAGTCTCTGCTAGGCTCAAGAACGTCCCAGAAATATTTTACAAAGTGGATCAACCCACCGTCTGCTGATTGCTTTTCCCTGTCGCGTCTCAACAGCTTTTGCTGGAGCGCAGCCGCCAGAGTCTCTTTATGCTTCCTCTTCGTCTGGTTGCTCAGCCTCCTCATCAGAGCAGAGACCTTCGTCGATGGTGTCGATGAGTTCATCGAGTTCATCTTCGCTTAGCTCCTCTATGCTCTGGCTTATGGTGGTTATTTCCTTTTTATCGATGACATGGCCTAATACTTTGGCCCTGGCTACTACCGCTGAAACAAGGGCGCCTGGGTTTCCGCATTCTTTGGCGAACCGCATTGCGTCATTCAAGTCGTTTATGGTAGTTTCTATTGAAATATCGAGCTTTTTTTCAGCTTTTGCAACGGTCTTAGCTGTCAGCTTACGTATCATGATTGAGACATGATTATCTCGCAAAAGCTTAGAAGCATTCTGCTGGACAACCGTGTCCTTCATGTTTTTTGCGCTAAAACTACGCCTGTAAGCCTCACTCGCATTTCCGCATTTAATATACTCTTCAACGAATTTACGACGCATAGGCGTCAGGCCATCGGCGTCTTTACGCCTTGACATTACTTAACCCCACCCTTATGATCACGCCCACGATATATGTAATCTTTCTTGACCCGCTTCTTTCTACGGTTCTTAGTCTTTCGCAACCTTGCCATATGATTTTGCCTTCCCTACATGCTAAAACGGGGAGAAGGCGTCTAGCCCCTCCCCTTAATCATCACGACGTTGTACGCTTTTCCAATATAGAATTCAAGAACTCTATTTGATCACCGTTATGATCACAAAGGTCGTTTCTTGTAATCCTGGTCTCAATTCCATCCTTTGACAAAATTACATTGTCATATATGGCGTCAAAGACTACTGAGTACCCATGTGGGGCAAACACGTCGCGGGCGTTGTTAAGCCACTTCGCAATACTTATGCTCATGATTAGCATCTCTCGTTGCTGTATTTTATGTTTATACTCTTGACCACCTATTACCATTACAAATATTCTTGCAATGTGAATAGCTTATGCCAAAAATCTTAGCCAACTTAGTTGCTGGAACTCCACACTCTTTTTTCATCCGGCGCAGCTCCTCTACATGGTGACGCTTTAGCTTTAACTCGTTGCGAGGGCTCCTATTCCTAGCTACCCTATCCTGCATGTTTAGCTTCTGGTCGCCTATGTAGAGATGTCCTGGATTTATGCAGCTTGGATTATCGCATGTGTGCAGGGCGCCTAGACCTTTAGGAACCACCTGACCAGTGTACTTTAGCAAGCTGTAGTGAGTGGCGTTCATACCGGCGTAGTGTCCTCGTGATCCTGGTTTAACGGTTTCCCATATCCAACATCCTGATTCTGCCACGTAGAAATTTTTGTAGAAATCCTTGAAAGCCATGTCTATTCTCCTTGGGGTGGCGTTCTGGGCGGAGTTGAGATGGCGGGAGCTGACCTAAATCTAGCTCAACCGCCGATCTTTTACTCCACCCCTGGAGGAACTTGTAAGCCTCATCGTCAGACAACTTTTACAAGCTTAGCTAACTATAGCATGAAATCTGGCGAAGTCAAGCGTTAAGCAAATATTTTTACCGAATTTTGAAAAAAAATTTCAAATCTCCAGCAATTGACCTCAAAACCTCTATAGCAACAGCCTTTCTGGCCTCTACATGCGCCAATGGCGTCAATGTTTTTCCAAAATCAGCTACCCCTATGTCAGTATATTCAGCTTTTTCCATCCAATCCATAAACTCAGATCTGTGCCTGCTCTTAATAGCGTTTACAGCCTCGTACAGCTTGCGAGACGCAGCCATCTTAAGAAGCACCCTGTCTTCGCTACTGCCTCCTGCGCGCGACCCTGTGAGGTTCTGTGTAGTTCTAGGCTCAGCCCTAGCTGCTCCCATCAATCCGACGAAATACGCAAGCGCCTGATGCTCACCATCGTCTATCCATTTGCGCCTGTGCGCCGCTTCTACAGGATGCACCAGACGCCTACGCTTGGCTCCTGAGGGCAGTCCAGATGGTAGAGCTATGTCAGCAACCTCAGATGTGTTACC